TTGTATTGCAGCACCACCCATTAAGTAGTAATCATATATAACCTTCTTGACTACATCCTTCTTCATTAAGCTAATCATCTGTGCATACTGGTCAGGTTTACTTGCACTATCTGTAGCATCTAGTCCTCTACCATATATCATCTCTGATATTCCATTAATACATGCATGGTTTGTTGGAGATGCCATGAAAGTGTCAATTAGGTATTGATAGAAGTTGTTATCCTCTCCATACATTACAAAATCCTTTCTAGGATCTTCTATAACTTTTGGAGAAACATAACTAGCTAAATCTACTACTCTTATATCTCCTTCAAATTTTGGTTTTCTGTGTTGTCTACTCATAATTATCCATTATATACTTTGTAGGTGTTATCACCTTGTGTGCTTACTTTGTATAATCCTTTAATTGGATCATAATATTCTGATGCTCTTTGTGAAATAGTCTGATTAGTACAAAAAATTCTGTCTTTATATATTGTCTGCTCTACTGCCTCTCTAGGATTTTGCCATTGGCTTGTTGCTAAGTTCCATTGTTCTTGTGCATTTCCCCATGTTGATCCTATTGCTGTTAATGCCTCATCCCAATTAACAGTAATATTATTCCATAATTCAAATACTGTGTCCCAGTTTGATCCTAATGATGTTAATTCTAATTCATAGTACTTTCCTTCCTCTAAATTTAATGCAACATTAATAGATGAAAACCCACCTGACTTACCTAAAGGAACTGGATTTGTTTGTACTATATTGGTTTCTTCATCCCTTATAGTTAAAGTTCCTGATAAAACAGAAAATCTTGGAATAAACTGAAAAGTTTGTGCTGATGTTGCAGTACTTAGAATTATCATACCTATATAATGCTATTTATTTATTTTTTTATAAAGTGTAAGATTATTTCTAAAAAAAAAGGAGAACCTAAGTTCCCCCTTTAATTAGAAAAAAACACTTAACTATTATGATGTAGGAAAAGTACTAATTTGTGAATTACCAGTTGCAGCAGTTGTAACTAATGAAGGTGTTACAAATGATGGTGGTGCTTTCTCTATTGCTTCAAAAGTTAAATTGAATCCATTAAAATCACCCATTGCAGCTCCTACAGTAAAATTACCTGTATTTAGTGTACATCCATTCACCTGACCAACCATTAAATAATTGTCATCATTGTCTTGAACCACAATGTGTGGTCTACCAACTGCTAACAATTTAATTTCTTCACTTGTTGCTCTATCATAATATTGTAGTTGTAGTGTTAATGTTTCAGTATAGAAAGTAGTTCCATTCTCAGTAGAACTTGTAACAGTAGTATCTAAGTTTGATGCTCCTCTTACATCATACTCATACATATCAGGTGAAGATGCTCCAAAAGCAGTTATTAATCCTGCTGATTCAGTTATTGCTCCTAATGCACCAAAATTTGCAAAGAACACCTTTTTAATTCCTCCTGATTTATTTCTACAAGGTACTATCCTTCCAGTAGTTAAATTACAACTCATATTATTTTATTTTTTTTGTAAGTATTAGGAGGCTTTTACACCTCCTATTTACTTGGATTATTAACTTAAGATACTGATTATCAGTAAATTAAAATTTAGCAATTATGCTTGGTAAAGAACTATTTCAGATCCTAAACCATACTGGATTCCATATGCAAATCTTGCAACAAATCTAGCATTTCTATCTCCTAATGTATCAGCAGTATCAATTACCCTGATTTCATTTAAATCACTTAAAACTGAAGTCCCAAAATAAAGATTAGAAGTTTGTGCTAATGCCATTGTGTTTGTAGACATACCATTTGCCATGAATACTGGAACTCCATCAAAAGTTAATGCTTGGTTATTATACCACATTTGACCTTTGTTTTCATATCCACCACCAAAACCTAAGGCAAGACCACCTAAAGCTCTAATATAGTTCTTCATTACATCTTTAGAAACATATAACTTAAGATCTTCCTTTCCATAGATTGTGTTAGGACATAGATCTAAAGTAGCTCCCATTTTTGCTACAACATTTGCAGCAGTAATAGCAGCAGGATTAGCTACATCAATAATATCTGCATCAGCAGCCCATAATGTTTCATATCCATCTATCTCTCCTGCATTTGCATTTGTCCCAGTCCATATATTTGTTTCCACACTTGCAGCAATTTGGTCTGCAAAGTTAGCAATGATAAAGTCTGAAAAAGAAGAAGGCATATTAGTGAATGCACTAACTCCTAATTCTGCTGATTCCCATGAATCTACAAATTGTTTAGTACAAAACTTAGTGTTTACTTGAAACTCCTCAGTTTGTAATACTCTTTCTGTAATTGCTACAGTTCCTTGATCATCAAAATCACATGTTGAATTTTTAATAAGACCTGATGTAGCTACCTTTTGTATAACACTCTTGTGTTGTACATTTGGCATAACAGTTACACCACCATTCTCTAGTGTAGTTCCTGAAAGTAATGCACTGGCTATATATTTTTTTGCGCTAGCACCACTATAGCTTGTTGTTATTGTTGGTTTACTCATTTTTTTTGAATTTTAAAATTTATATTATTTACTTAATTTTTTGATAATTCTATCAAGACTTGTTTCAACTCTATTTGATGAGATTTGAAATTCCATCTCTTTAGATTTTGACTCAGGACTATGTGTTATTGGCTGTGCTGCAGGTTCTGCTGACAATTCAGTTTCTAACTTTTCAATTTCCTCTTTTTGAGATCCTAAAACTTCAGATAGATTTGTTTTCATTTCCTCTACCATTGATTTTAGTTCATTGAATTCTTCTTTTGATGGATAATCTGTAGCTAAATCTTCAGCCTTAACATCTTCTTTAGATGTTTCAACTTCTTCTTCAACTTCTTCTGTAGCTTCAGAGATACTGTCAATTAGACCTTCTTCTTTAACTACAACTGATCTTCCATCTTCTAAAGTATATTCACCTATTGGCATTGGAACTCTATCATCTTCTGTGACAATAAAGACTTCCTTACCACCTTCAAATGATTCTGCCTCTATAACAGTACCATTCTCTAGATTCATAGTAGCTAGTGTAACTTCTTCAGCTTTCACTTCTACTTCTTTTACTTCTTTTGACAACTCCATGCCTAAGATGTTTTTGATTTTACTAATTGTATCAGTTGCTTTCATGACTATATAATTATATTGATTTAAAAATTTATATTTTTGGTTTAAGTTTCTGTCTTACCAACTCCTTGTCCCCATATTGTACCATCACAGCATTCTATCCTATAATTGTTATCATCACAAAGACAACCTTTTGTAGATCTTATAGGACTAGTATATGATGGTGTTGGATTTTTTCTCTTTTTTTTACTCATCTTCCTTGTTGATTATAAGGTTTTACATAATTAGTAGCACCTTTATTCTTTGATGTCTTAGATTTAGCATGAACTCCCTTTCTTCTAACCTTCTTTTTTTCTAAAGTTGTTGAACTTATAAACTTACTCCTTGCCATTATCTATTAATTGGTACACAATTAGGAACTCTCTTACCATTCTTTATTTTAGTTCCATACATTTCATATCCTGATTGACATGGTTTCTTTAATTCATGCACTTCACAAGGCATGTACCATTCTTTACCTTCAATCTCATGCATATGATAACCCTCACATCCTATGTTCATAGCCATTTCTTCAGCTTTTTCTATGGAAGAATATGCTAATCTATCATCTATGATTGCAAAGTTATCATCAACTACTACAGTTTCAAGTTCTAACTCTCCTAATTCTCTTAGTTTGTTTCTACTCCAACCTAAAGCAGCTAACCCACCCCATAACAAGTATGATATATTAGCACATGCTTCACTATCATTCTCATTCTTTCTGTATTGATCTTCAGCTCTAGATAAATAGCTATACATTCTTTTAATTGTTTCTACAGAGATGTTCTTCTTTTGTGCTAATTGTGTTGCTCTGATCTTACCAACATCTGTTGCACATTTATTCTTTATTTTTTTATTGAGTTCAATCCCTCTTTCAGCATTATTTGCCACTCCATCAGGATAATCATTAAAGCTCTCTAATGCAACTTCTTTGTCCTCTATAACATTCTCTATTTCTGATAACAGAAACTCTGCCTCAAGGTGTTCTAATTCACTTAGAAAGTCATTCATCTTCTCTTTAGGTCTTTCAGCTTTATCAGCAAAATAGCCTTCTATTGAGAAACCTTTAACTACTCCTTCTTTTACATAGTTTTTCCATACATCATCAGAATCTACTCTAATTGCTCCCATCCATGTACCTACTGGAACTTCTTTAGTATTTTCATACAATCTACTCTTATCATACACTTCATCCTGAACTATCCAACTCTCTACAAGTGTTAATCCTTTTAAACTGTATTCATGTTCTAAACTTGCATTGTGTTGATTGCCTTGTTTAAGATACATCTGTGATGCTTTCTCTACAGTTTCATTAGAGAAGTAT